CTCTGAAATAGTCAAGGCCTTGACTATACGTAGAAGACCGAAACCTAAAGCAGTTATACGCCGTGAGAAGAAGGCAGAAGAAAAGGCCAAAGAACCGCCTAAGAAAACTGGTGAACCACCTAAGAAAACTGGTGAACCACCTAAGAAACCAGGAGAACCTGAAAAGAAACCAGGAGAACCTGAAAAGAAACCAGGAGAACCTGAAAAGAAACCAGGAGAACCTGAAAAGAAACCAGCAGAGCCAGCTAAACCAGCTGAAAAACCAGTTGAAAAAGCCAAAAAAGAAGCTGAGGAAAAGGCTAAGAAAGCTGCTGAGGAAAAGGCTAAAAAAGATGCTCAAGAGGCAGCCAAAAAAGCTGCTGAAACCAAAGCCAAAAAAGAAGCTGAGGAAAAGGCTAAGAAAGCTGCTGAGGAAAAGGCTAAGAAAGAAACAGCAGAAAAATTAAAGAAAGAGGAACAAGAAAAATTAAAACGTGAGGCTGCGGAGAAAGCTAAATCTGAAAAATTAAAGAAAGATGCAGAACCGGTTAAACCTTCTACTGCAACATCAAAACCACCAACACCACCTAAGCCAGCTGTTTCTACAGCAGAAAAGATTGGTGCTGGTGCGGCCGTTATTGGAATACTTTCAGGCAGAGAAGCTTTAGCTACCAACATTTCAAAGTATGAATCTGGAGATAAAGGTTATAATGCATATAATAGAGGTGATTATTTTCTTGCTAAGAAGAACGAAGGTGCATATCTAAAATCAAATAATATAGATTTTAGTAAAATGACAATCGCTGATTATTTGAAAAGAACAAATAAAAAATTAGATGCTGGTGGCAAATTAGATGCATCTGATCCAAATGTATTATTTGCTGTTGGTAAATATCAACTTATTCCTGGTACAATGAAAGTCATGGCTGAAAAATTAAAACTTGATCCTGATAAAACATATTTGACTCCAGAAACACAAGACATGTTGTTTGCTAAAGGTTTAACAACTAAAGGTAGCGGAGGTAGAGCTGCGGTTGATGATTATATTAATGGAAAAGAAGGAGCAACAAGAGATGCTGCTATACTAGCACTTGCAATGGAATTTGCATCTGTTGGTGTTCCTTATGATATAAAAGCAAAAAGTTTATTTAAAAATACATTACCACACGTTGATTTAAAAAAAGGAGAAACTTTTTATAAAACGCCAGGTGGATTTAATGCAGCACATAATCCACCTGAAGCCGTTGGTGATGCTTTGGATTATGACCGAGCTCAAAAATTAAATAAATCTAGTACCACACAATCAGCACCAGCAAATAATACAGGAGTTACAATTAATAATTCTTCTGTAGATAATAAAGATATGAAGAAACAGGACACTCCTGCGCCAATAAACATACAACAAAATACAACTAATGTAAATAATTCAAACGAATCATCAAACACATCAAAGGTTGATGATAGACCAGCACACCAAAGAAAGTAAAAAATGGCAGATAATAAACTAAATTATCAACAGGCTAGAAGTGTCAGAAAAGCAAAATTTTCTGACATATTGCTTGACCAGTTGGCCAACAAAGACACCGGTGTCTTTAGTGCTGTTGGTAAAACCATTTCGATGAAAGGTCAGGCTAGAATTAAAGGCATCAAAGAGAAATTTGATCCTTTGAATATCATAAGATTTATGACTATGGGATCCAGATTTGGTCCCGCTTTGTTTGGTAAAATGACTGGTCGTAATCAAAAAGATATTGACTATTTTACTGGCCGTACTAAAAGTGTTGTTGGCACCAGAAACACCGCAGATAGATTAAAGAAAGTTGGTGGTGACGGTGATTCAGAAGGCATCAATCAACAATTAGCAAAAATATTTTCTTTCCTACAAAATAATCGTGAAGAAGATATTAAGTTAAAACAATTGGCTAAAAATTCTGAGGAAGAAATTGCCTTAGAAAAAGGCAAACGCCATAAAGAATTGATTGACACACTACAGAAATTAATGAAACATATTAATTCTGGTGGTAAGATGACTGCTGAACCAATGGAAAAAACTTCAATGTTTGGTAACATATGGGATAATATCAAAGGCTTGGCGGAGATGCTTGGTGAAATGCGAAAATTCATGTTTGATATGGCAAAAAGAATAGGCATGCCAATTGCTAAAGGCCTTTTGTCGGCTGGTAAATTTGGTTTACGTATGTTACCAATTGTTGCTGCGGCCGCCATGGTTGGAACAGCTATTCTTGGCGCTGATTATCTTGCTCGTGAGTATCTTGGTGTTGGAAAAAATGCAGACGGAACTGATATTGTAATTGATGAGAAACAAGATGAAGAAAACTGGAATAAAATGGATGCAGCTGAAAAGTTTGAATCCAGTATTGCAAGAGCTATAGAACAAGCCGGCGATATACTTTCACCAAATGTAGCCCTTGAAGCGAGAGCTGCGAGAATAAAAAACGAAACTGAGTATCTAAAAAAGAAAGAACAAGGAACTGCAACAAGAGTGGAACCAGAAGCACCAGAAGATATGATGTTTGATCCTGAAGGTAATTTGATACCTTTGCCACCAAATAAGTATCAATCTTCACCTGTTACAATGCCAGAAAAACCTGCTGTCGTACCACAAGCACCAGCAAATATGGAATTTGATGCTGAAGGTAGATTAATACCCTCGCCTGTACAAACTAAACCAGTACCTGTACCTGCGATACCAAAGTCTGCACCCGTTTCATCACTATCAAATACCAATTCTGATTTGAATTTACCTAAACCTGCCGCATCAAATGATATGAAACCTATCATTAACAAGACAGTAAACAATCTCTCACAGAAGCAGGAAAGAACTGGATTAAGACCTAGTCAAATATCTGTGCGTAATGATGAACCAACGTTCATGCAATTGATTATTCAATCAACAAGAGTTGTTTAACCAATAAAAAACCCCGCCGAAGCGGGGCCTAAACGGTCAGAGAATCGTTTAATCTTCAGCCAACTTGGCAAAGTATTCCATATCGTCATCATCAGTAGCTGCGATATCAACTTCAACTGGCTTCTTTGGTGCAGCCTTAGCTTGTTCAACTGTGGTACGTGCTCGTGGAGCATCACCTTCATCATTCAAACCAAGTACTTTATCCAAACGTGTTTTCAACATATCATAAGACTTGAATTCTTTGTCAGCCGTCAACTCAGTCAATGAGAATTGTGACTTCCAAATTTTCTCCAACTTCTCATCGTCATCCAACAATGCGGATGGTGATGTGAATTCGGACTTATCATAGTTTTGATAACCCGCAACTTTAGTGATACGCAACTTAAAGTTAGCACCTTTCCACAAATCAAACGGATTGATTGGTGTTTCATCTTCAAATGCAGGATTCATCGCACCTGTAACCTTCTCAAAAATCTTGGCACCAAACTTGAACAATTTAACTTGTCCTTCGTTCTCTGGATGCTTAGGATCAGAGATGATATAAACGTTAGCAATGTAACTCAGTTTGCGTTTTTGTTTACGAACAATATCTTTGTTCGCTTCAATGCCTGAGTTCCACAATTTGTTGTTGTGTTCACATACAGGACATTGTTGGTTCTTGGTTGTTAAACACTTGTCGATTAACCAACCACCAGGACCTTGAAATCCATGTTCGAAAATCTTAGCCCAAGGAAGACCATCTTCACCATCAACTGCTGCTGCGGGTAGAAAACGAATCGTAGCCATGCCGTTACCAGCTTTGTCTACTTCTGGTCGCCAAAAGTTTTCTTTATCGGATTTACCTTCAGTGGAGGCGTTGAGCTCTGCCACTTTTGCTTTCAATGTGTCCAGATTGCCTGAACTTTTTTTAAGATTTGAAAAATCTACCATGATTTACCTTTCTAGTATAAACGGAATATTAACGGAGTATAAACGGATTGTCCACATAGTTCATTATATCATATTATTTAGGCATCGTCAAGTATAAACTTCAACTGTACCAAGGTGTCCGCAACATTCTTATGTAAGATTGCCACTCCACCTGCAGCACGCCAATCATCAATAACACTCTCTGTATCATCAATGATTAACGTATCTGTTCTTGCATATCTTTTCTTTAGTTCCTTACCTGGAACCAAGTTACGTTGGAAGTCAATACCCTGCGTTTCCAACCATTTAATCTTTTGTTCAGAGATTGCTTTGTGTCTTTTCTCACTTGCTGTGGAGGACAGAATCTGAGTTGGTGGTAATGCATTGCGTAATGCACGAACTAAATCCATTGCATCAGGCATCAAATCAAGTGTTTCAAAGTGTCCATCAGCAATAAACTTATCAAAAAATTTATTGAATTCTTTATATTCTCTGGTTGAACTAGGCTGAACTTTAAATAATTCAACGTATCTCTTTTCAAAGTCGGCAATAACGCCATCCATATCCAAGTAGATGCAATTAATTTTAGGCATGTTCTCTCAAACTTTCTTTTAAAATTGTCTTAAACTTATCTTTATCGTAAACAAGAAACGGTGTGTACTTTTCAATTTTTCTTTTCAATGTAGGCCAAATAACATCATCTGTTATTTTTTTGTTCCACATTGGTAAGAAATTCATAATGTCATTAAGTATACACACCGTCTCAATGTTAATGTTGCCATAAGTCATCTCTCTCAACAGCAATGGATATTGTCCGTCTACAACTACTAACATTTCATTAGGTGATTGTGTTGCTGTGAATAGACCTATTATATCTTGTTCGAATCGGTATGTCAAGCTCTGGTTTCTTTTTTGCCATTTCTTGTAGTTTTCTTCACCTTCGATACCACATATATCTCCTACCCAATTCACATTGGTTTCTAGGAAATTGGCAATATAAAAAGTACGTAATTCATCTATGTTGTACTTCCGTGATAACTTGTAAAAAGAATACTTGGCTTTATTGTTTGCAAAGTTGTCCTTTGATACGTTGGTCTTTCCGTTGTAACGAAAAAAATCGTAAGAATCAGAAGTAAAATGAAGTTTAATGCTTTGATATAGGGCATACGCTTCAAATCCTGTCGTTTCGGTCATAGAGGCAATTTAGAACTTTTCTTCAATAGGTTTAGGTCTTGTGCTTCTTCTCTAATCTTTGCTTTCAATGCACTAGAGACTAAAGAAGAAGCCACATCGACTTCCATGCCTGTTTGTTCACAATGATGTATGATTGCATCCATATGGGTACCACCCAATTCACTGACGTTTTTACTAATCATTTCACTAAATTCATTAATTTCGGTTTTTGTTGGCACTTTTAAGCTTTCATATATTTCGTATAGAACAAATGGTTTCCAATTTTTGCAACATACTTTAATTTCCACGCCGGATTTACCGATGTGTTATGATAGAACATTGATTTGGTTTCATATATTGTATCATGTAATTTTAATTGTGTCAAGGCTTTTCTTGCGACAATTAGGCATTCTTCCCATGCATACTTGCTTCTAACAGGACCGACATTCTCACCAACCCAACTGAATTGGTATGTACTGCCCGTTTTTTGGTATACCACTTCACAAATTGTTTTAGGATAAAGTGGATTATTCACACGATTCATTGTTACTTGCGCTACTGCTAATTTACCTTCATACGATTCACTTGCGGCTTCATAGTAAATGTTTTTGGCCATGCAAAGTAATTGTTTATTTAAATCCTGTGAAACCACTCTTTCTATTGGAATTGCTTGTTCTTGGGATGTTAAAGGTAAAATCAATAATGATAAAGAAAATAATAAAGTTGATAAAAACTTCATTGGTACTCCTTGTGTGTGTAAAGGGGGATAACCCCCCCTTAATCCTCAGGTAGTTTTTCTGGTAACCTTGACTTCGGGTACTACAGGTGAATTAGACACAAAACTATTTAAAGATGTAGCTTTGCTAATAATGTCTGTTTCTGAGGGGATGGTCGGCAATCCTGGATGTTCAGGTGGTATTTCACCTTTAGACCTTGCCGTTTCGCATTTGATGTGCCAGTCTTGTTGTAGACGGTCTCGTTCTGCGTTGTATGAATCATATAACATGTCTCTTGCCATTTTTAATAGTTCAAGACGGATTTCAAAGGGTGTCATGTTTGACATAGTTTTCTCCTTGTGTTGTGTAAGTGTGTTGGTGGATTATTTAAATGGGTCCCACCGAACCCATATACTTATTTATACGTATTAGAAACCTACTTTGATTCCGGCAGTAACGATGTTGCCGTTGAATGAATCAACACGGGTTTGGCCATATTGACGGTCTACTGACAAACCAGCAGTTACACTTTTTGTAACCGGAACACTTGCGCCAGCACCTACTGTCAATGCTGAACCATCTGAACCTGTATTGTTATTCAAGTAAGCATAACCAACACGACCATTCAATGATACTGGTCCTAGTTTAAAAACATCTTTGCTAGCAACCAAACTGAAACGATTTTGGTCATTAGATTCACGATAGAAACGTGATACACCAGCTGTTAGGTTATATTCACCAAATTTTTCACCAACAGTAATACCATAACCATAACGGTCAGGATTAAGTGAAGTTTGGCCAACTGCCGTAACTCCAACTTCGATTGCTGATGCGGAAACTGCGGCCAAAGCCAACAAAGATGCGATTGCTAATTTTCTCATTAAAACTCCTAGTTGTTAAATAAATGATTGGTTATTCTGTTACGAGGAAACCAACCGAAACCCTAAGCGGCGTTTAGGCTGCTAATGCGAACTGTGAGTCGTTTGCGTTTACTTTGATTTAGTTTTTACACCTACTCTGGTGAGTTGTCCACTTCTATACTTGTTACCCTGTCGAAACTATGCAGCCCCATCAGAAACACACCCCATTAGAGCCCGTAAAACGGTTTCTTTCATCTAAGACATGTGCTTCTGGTGGAGCTGGGGGGATTCGCACCCCCGTCCAGAATACTTTTCTAGTTGCTTCATACAACCGTAATATTATTTATTATAACACAATCACTAGGTCTTGTCAACTGTTTTTATGGTAATAATCAATTGCTTTAACTAGACCTTCAATATGGTCTTGTGTTTTCTCTTTGAATATCATTGGTTGTTCGTTGTCTACGGCCATAATGATAATCAAATCATCAATAGGTGTACCAACCAATTCTTCATACATCAATGCATATGCAGTACATTGCCAAAAATAATCCAAAATATCTTCACGTTTTTTAATCTTCTTTGATGTTTTGAAATCAATGACTGATAACTTACCCTCATACTCACCAATACAATCTACACGACCTGCCAATCCTAGTTGTGCAGACCACAATCCGACCTCTTGGTAGTGTATATTATTGATTTTGTTTAGATGTGGTTTGATTGATATGAACATCTCTTTGGCATCAGGCATAACAGTGCCTGGTGGTTTTGTTTCATTGTTCAAATAATATTCACACATGGTATGCATATTGGTACCACGGGATGTAGCATGTTTGGAGATTTTGTTTGCAACTTCTTCACCAACTCTACGGCGCCATGCCATGATGGCCTCTTTTTTCTGAGCACCCACCACTGTGGTCACTGACGGTAATTTTTTACCATCAGGTGTAACATAATATCTTTTTCCGTCAGGAAAAGTTTGAGATTCAATTTTTGGAATCTCTTTTGGTGGACAATAATTAAACATAATCTATATCAAATACAAACACATTACGTGGCAACTCACTCTTGTGTACACTAACTGCGTGCCATACTTCTGGTGAATGTATTATCAACTCTCCTTTATTTGGTTTTAAACGATAAGTATCTGATTCTTCATACTCATCAATATATGTATCTTCTTTTCCATTGCGTATAAAAACCAAATCGGAACTTCCTTCTGGTACATCGACATACAATATGGCCACAGCATCTGGACAAAAGTCTTTTTCGGAGTGGTTTGTCCTATCTTTCATGTATTTGTCTAACTTAACATGATTGTGACACATTCCTTGGCCACCTAAAAATAATCGGTTAGCCCAACTTCTCTTATAATACACTGATTTTACATCTTTGGCAATACCTAATTCTTTATGTACCAAAATTAATTGTTGTGTGAGCCATTCCACTAATCTGGAAGAACCTGGTAAATAAACTAAATCAAGATATGGTTGGCCAACCGTTGTTCGACCCGCACCTTTATGAGAATCACCACTATTTTCACGTTTTCTGTTTATTACATCTGGCATAGCAAAAAGGTGATTGACACTTTTATCCAAATATTCATTGCGATACAAAGTTTCATCTTCACATTGAATCTTGATAACATTACTACCAAATACGTTCTCTATTTTCATAGTATTAAATTTTTATATTCCTCAACCTTAATTCGGTTTAATTCCGGAATATTATATTTTACAATCAATTCATTTTCAGTCATCTCAAACATATCTTCATATGTGACACCTAAATTGGCCATGTTGTGCATACCAAAAGCAGCAATTTTATTTTTTGGTGCTCTAAACTGATGAAAATATTCACTTATGTTTTTGCATGTACTATAATTTAACTGTTGTGATGGTAATTTCCAATTGGATATCGTATCAAATTCATAACCATATATCTGAGGATTTATACCAAATTTAGAATTAAATTTATCTAACTCTTTATTTTTATAATTGAATAACATGAGTGGATAGAACATAATTTCTTGTAATGGATTATCATCTTCTAAAGACCATTCAAACAATTCATCAAAGTATTCTCTAGTGTCATAGGGTAAACCTAAAATGAAACCAGAACTGATATTGACTTTGTTTTTCCATTGTTCTGCAAGCCAATATAATCTATCCTTTACCTTGTTTGGATGTAATCCTTTACCAATAGCTTTAGCACTGTCTGGTTGTAAAGTTTCGATGCCAAAAAATGTTCCAATCAAACCCATTTCTGTCAGCAACTGTGCTTGATGTGGATATTTGTTCATCAAGTCTATTCTAAGATAACATGTTAGTTTTGGTTTAAATGGTAAACTGGTGAACATTTTGTGTAGTTCTTCGAGTTTATCATTATCATCATTAAAGGTATCGTCCGTAAGATAATAAGAAGTAGTTCCGGTCGATTCATATGTTCGTATTAATTCATCCTTAACTTCTTCATAAGACCTAAGATAAGTACCTTTCTTTTTACCTAGTAAAGGGTAGGAACAAAATTTGCATTTGAAAATACAACCTCTGGCCATCTCAATTGGTAAACTTTCACCTCGTAATATATTGAAATTTTTATCCCACCAATGAGTGGAGATGCAATCCATTTTTGGTTCATCATATTTGAAAGAATCTATTTTACAACTCTTTACACCATCAATTTGAATTTCTTCAGCATGTTCAATTGATTGTTTTTTTCCTGCGAGGTAATCGGTCAAATCTAAAACGGATACATCAGCATTACCCAAAACATAATAATCTATCTTATTATCAAGCATTACAAATGGTGTCTTTGTTCCACCATATACGATTTTCGCATCACTATTAGTTCTTATGTAATCAAGTATCTCATGAATTTGTGCAGGATCAGATTTCCAGTACATTTCATTTTTCATTGAACATTTTTCATCATGAGTTTTATTTTTAACAATATCATTGCCCGTTTCTGGCCAGAAAAACGTTGAACTGAATCCTACCCATATCGTTTTTTTATCCAAGTGTTTTTTCAAAACTTGTAGTATTTCTTCTTTCGTAAATTCAACAACATAATCAAAAACAAAGGTGGAATAACCAGATTCAATTAGTGCAGAAGCAATTCTATATGCACCAAGACTTCTTTGTATCTTACTGTAATTTTCTGTAGGATTTGTTATTCCACCATTTATGATGATGCACTCAGCCATTCTTCATTTTCTCCAAAAAATCATAGTGATTCATTAGTTTTTTACTCATTTGTTCAAACAAACCTTGTACATCCAAATTGAGTTGTTCTTCATTTACATATTTTTTTGCATTAATTGCATTAAAGTGTTTAATACCTGAACCAACTTGTAACCAACTGTGTTCACTGAACATACCATTGAATGTGATATTAGAACCAATACGTGATGTTTCTATTGCGTCAACATAATCTAAAACTTGTTGTTTCGGTAAATCATCAATACAAAAATCATTCAAACTTTTGAGGAAATGTGGAGTCTTATTTTTTGTTCTGAAATTTCTCCAAAATTCACTATCTTCTCTTTTACTCAGATAGTGAAAATGAATGAAATTCAAAATATCAAGATTAATTCTTTTAGTTGTATCATTAAAGTATTTTTGTTCAATTAAGTCCTGATTAATTAAAGCATCTTTGATTTTTCCCCAATAATTTAACATGAGTATTGTGGTCCAAATACTTGTTGCCTCAAGTGGCTCAACAAAACTCGCACTCAATCCTAGTGCAATACAGTTCTTAATACAACCATCATCATAACAACCAGGATCAAAACTAAACATTCTTGGACTGTTTATCTCATGGCCAAGATATTCTTCTAATTCTTGCTTGATTTCTTCATCTGTTGCATAGTTTGAATCGAAAACATAACCACATCCAAATCTACCTTGAACTGGAATTTTCCACATCCAACCATGTTTCATAGCAATTGATTCTGTATATGGTGGTATTTCTTTTGTGTCATTCTGTAGAAAGAATGGCATGGCTCGGTTCATTGGCAAATATTCTTTATAAGAATTCCAATTAGACTTATAAAATTTACCAATAATTAGACGTTTGAAGCCTGAACAATCAAATGCATAATCTGTATCAATCTGTGAAGCAGATTTCAATCCAAAACCAGTGATGTAATCGTTATTATCAACTTTAATCTCAACAACTTCATCATCTATTAAATTAATACCTCTTTCTAGCCCAATAGTTTGTAGGTATTTGGCTAATAGGTTTGCATCAAAATGTAATGCATCATTCCCAATTTTAACAAAATTGTTTTGATATTGTACTTTGTTTTCTTCAGATAATTTTGTGGCCAACTGTACATCATTATAACAATCACCCTCTGAAATTTTTTGAAATTGATAATTACTTAAATCAATTATATCTCCACCTAATGAACCTATTAGTGGTCCTTCAAATGTGTGATAGAAGTGTTTACCATCACCGTTCCAGTTTGTAAATTTGATGTTATTTTTTATAGTTCCTTTAGCGTGTTTTATGATACCACTAACAGGAATATCAATAGATTTTAAAAAATCAATAAAAATTGGTGTGGTGCCTTCACCTGCACCCAATATTCCAATTTCACTACTAGCAATAACTGAAACATTGTCATCAGGACAATTCTTTTTTACAAATAATGCGGTCAACCAACCAGCGGTACCGCCGCCGACAATCGTATAATTTTTCATAATAAATGTTTTTTAAAGTTCAACTTTGGCCGCTGTGAAGTTTTCCGACTTCGTGTTTTCGTAATAATCTTGAATTGCATTTAATATAGATTCATCATGTGATGAGATATCATCAATAACTGATTTTGGAATAATAAATCTATACGTTGCCGAATCTATGTAATCATATAATAACGTACAACTGAATAATAGATTTTCTTCATCGTTATAAATTTCATAAAAATTTGGATCTTTAATAAATTCAAATTGATTTATTCTTCTCAACAACTCTTTTACAACATCTGTTTGTTCTTCTGGTGAAACTACATTGTCAATATTAACAATTATATTAGTTTCAGGATTTAAGAAAAAGAAAGATTCAATAAGATGATTATCCTTTGTTAACAAACACATTTCATTATTCTTTGTATTCAAAAAGCCTTTTATAATGGATTCAAGTTTTTCCTTATTTTCGATTATGTATGGTGATATGGTAGACTTACATATTGACTTAGGCACAACTAAGTCAATATAATTTTTATCATCATATATCTTAAATAATAAACTATCAATATTATTAAGTTGTTGTCTCCAAGAAATTGGAACAAGGTCGACCTCAACATTAACAACAGTAGATATAGATTTTAAGAAATCGATATGATCCTGCAAGTCTTTTGTTATATTTAAACCAGACATTTATGCCTCCACTCTAGATTTTCCGTAAATTTGAACTTCATCAATGGAACCAATTTTTTCAGCCACAACTTTAATTGGAATAATCTTATTAACTTTCTTTTCTTCGTGCTTGTATGCTGTGCCCCAAATGTCCTGTCTGTCTAAAGGTAAACCATCACCTTTAATTGTTACAGGAATAAAACCATCAGTAATCTTCTCAATGGCCAAAGCAAACAAAACAACATTGTCTGAATAGGCATTTGCACAGGTTACGTCCCAATGTTTTCCGTCCAAATACATACATGAACCCTTACATAAGTGTAAAACTGGACAATCAGTACAACTAATTTCATTTTTTCTAGCTTTCCAATGTGTGACAGATTTTAATTCAACGTTATCATAATCTGATAAATTGCCAGCTAGATGAGATTCACCATTTTTACTGGTTTCAACTACAGAAACATTTTGGCATGTAACTACGTTGCCTTTTAAATCCAAAGCGATAGTTTCTGGTTTTTCCATACCACATTTTTGGCCAACATATTTTGACTCAACGTGCGCCAAAGTGTTTCTAATAAAATCATCAATTTTTTGAAACGTTAAGTGAAAATTGATTTCTCCATTGGTTGAATAGATATCATTAAATGATGTTTTTCTGTAATTAAAATGTTCATCTAATGTAATTAAAGAATTGTTAACTGCAGCATCATCATATGCATCAATGAAACCACCTTCACCAATCGTGACTGATTTGTCACCTGTTAATTCAAAGAAGTAATTGTATATAGCTTCACGACTTATGTTTTTATTATTCATCATGGCATTGAAACTCAATCTTCCTTGTGGTGCCATGACCTTATAAAATTCCAGTATAATTTTTTTCTTTTCTGGATCATCGAATGGGTCAGGTCCACGAACAAATTGACCTGGTCCATCATGACTGATAGCCACACCAAAACCCATATAGTATAACCAAGAACATATTTCTCTAGTTAATAGAGTGCCATTCGTCACCATGGTAAATTTAACTTTATTATTCCAGTGACTGTACTTTTCTGCAAATGCTTCTGCTAAAGGTTTTAATGTTTTCCAATAAACGAGAGGTTCGCCGCCCCAGAACTCAACGAGTAGACCTTGTTCTTCCGTAAGATTTAATACTTCCAATTTTTTCATAAAATCTTCAATATCTTTTTTACTGGTTTCTGGCGGTCTCTCAACAAATCTTTGAGAACAATAATCGCAAGAATAGTTACAAGACAAACCTAATTGAATTTTAATTGTACTAATGTTTTTGGATTTTTTTAGTGGCATATCCTTGGAAAAAGGAATAGTCTCTTGCATTGGTGGTTTTTCAATTGTTGGATACTCAAAAACAGAACCATTAGATTCACTCAATGTTCCAGAAACATTATCATAATAAAAAGTTTTTTGTTCACCTTTTTTTTCAGCACAAATTTCAAAAATCATATTTTTCCTTTAATTACCAACATTTTACCAACAAGCACAAGCACAAATCCAACAGGCACAATTACAATTGATAGTAGTACCACTAGTAGTACAATTATACGTACAGGCACAGTTGCAATTTGGTTGTAAAAAATTTTGTGTATCACAATTTGTACAGTTGACAGTACCACTTATCAGACAATTACCACAATTTTTATTACCACAATTACAATTATTGGTACAATTACCATTACTACAATTCCCAGCCATGTTACTTTGATACCATGCTTTATTATGTACTGTATCTAAGTCCTTAACATCTGTAGAGCCGGCAATCACAGCTGTGCCAACAGTTCGTCTTGTGTTGTCTTTAACCCAAGACATAGATGGACTAGCGCCTGTGGCACTAGCTGTTTCAGTTTTTACATCATTTAATGAAATTGCTCCGGTAGCTGGTGTTGTCATATTTTTCTCTAATGTTTATTACCCTATTATTTATGATAGGTTATAATGATGGTACCTGTCTGATATTTGATTTTGATTCTGATATTCAATAGAAAAATTATTAAGGAAGAAGTTTAATGTTAAACGGGAATCATCTACAGTTTTACCAAATCCAAAATTGGCGGAATGCATATAGTCACCTCGATACAAAACCATTCTATTATATTTGTATCCAAAATTACATTCTCCGTCTTTAATTATTTTTGTTCCATGATTATTAAATCGGTCTTTGAAATGTTTGTTCAAGTATACCACACCAGAAAATAATGTTGTATCTTTGTGTGGCCACTTATCATTAGGTATATCATACTCTGTTACATAATGAAATAAACAAACTGATTGACATTTAACAATAATATTACAGTCATCTCTAACGTAATCTTTGAATGTAAAAGCCTTATTTATTATCACATTGGTAATTTTTTTATGTAAATTTTCATCCAAGTAAGATAGTTGTAAGGTTCTTTTACCGCTGTAAGTGATACCACTACTTAATGTAGGGTTTTCTTCGCAAGAATAATATTTCTGTCTCTTAGCTATTTCCACAATCTCATCTGGATCATCGAATATGTCATCAATACACATTATATCTGAAAACATATTAATATCCTAAATCCTCACAGGCCACAATCCATTGTTTAACTAAACTGGAACGAACAATATCGTCTGGTGTAAAGTATATTTCTTGAAATGATGGCATCTTACGTGCCACTTCCAAGAAACTATGGAATGCTGTTTGGTCTTTGTTACTCTTAATTAAATCAGTTTGTTTGAAATCACCTGAAAATATGATTTTGGACCTATGTCCAACACGGGTGATAATTGTATTTACTTCTGACCAATTCAAATTCTGATTTTCATCAACTATAATAATAGCATCATCAATAGAAATACCACGAATGGCAGTAGTAGAAATAAATCGCACATGATTTTGTTCCTTTAATCTATCCCATGCATCTGAACGGCCGAATAAAGTAGATGCAATTTCTTTGTAAGGCAATTCATAGATTTCTTGTTTTTCTTCAAGATTACCTGGTAAATAACCAACGTCACGTAATTGCACAAGTGACCTTACAACTACCACTTGTTTGAAAGAATTGGATTTATCCAAAACTTCTTCTAGTGATTTATATAGCGCCAAAAAAGTTTTGCCTACCCCAGGACTACCAAATAGTCCCATGAAGTAGGCACCGCCTTTATACATCTCAAAGAATAATCTTTGATTTTCTGTTAGTGGATCAAATGTCTTTAGATGGTCTGGTTTAATTCTCAATGAATTGTTTACTGCTGGTTGATGCCTTGTCTTATTCTCATCATCCTGTAATTGTTCCGCTGCGTATTTGGCTGTTGTTCTTTTGGTAACCATCAATTCCCCTTTGAAATATTGCTGAAACTTTTTTAGTAGTATCGGGTTTCTTTTTCTTCCGATTCTTGCTGGAATTCTTTACCTCAGGTATCTCCTCAATTTTCTTTTTTGGTAGAAATAGGGCTGGTATCTGCGCCATCACCATTCTCTCGACATTTTGGTCTTGTGACCAGTCTTAATGGTGTTTCCAGGTATGGTTTCTTTCATACGATTGATGACATACTTCTCAAATGTGGAGTCGGCCTTACCAGTTCCTGGTGTGTCCATACGCATACCATCACCAAAACCTGGAATGCCGTCTGGTGCAAAGTATCGTTCTAAGTGGGAATTGTTTAGTTTAAACTCATCATACTCTGCAAGGCGCATCGTATGTTCTTCTATTTCACCTGAATTCTTATTCAAAAATGTATAAATCATGCGGTTTGAAACCAGCTTGGTACTGGTCGTGAGTTAAATTTTCCTTGCCATGAAGCAAGGTGCGTCTTATTATTTATATAGTAATTGCGGTAAGACTTGATGGAATCACCTGCCACTTTTACATCATCAGGCATAGCAGGTGTTGGTTCTGTGAAACCTATACCTTTAGGTATGTTTGTTGGTGGTGTGTATAGTGATTCAATCAATTTTTCGCAGGCATGGTTTTTACCATAACGATATGTATATTCTTTCATCAGTTCAATGAACATAGTATACAACCACTCATAGTTTTCATAAGACTTTCTCACCCAAATTGCTGAAGGATGATTGATATGTGTAGCAACATAGAGCTCAGACTCACGGCCGTCAGAAAGAACATATCTGCTTTGTTTTCGACCAGTTTCAGAGAGGCCAACAGACAAAGTGCCATCAAGAACACGATGAGCAGTAGAAAGTAATTGAGCATATTCGAGGATCATTTTGATACAATGTTTGTCGTTATGCATTTCTGCACACACTTTTGGGTCATTGTGAAGGTAAAAAATGTTCATGTTAACATCCTAATTAAACCAAATGTGTCAATAGCTGTTAACAGTAAATAGTTAGCCAGCATACCAAATGATTTCCGAGTATAAGCAGCCCAAGCGTACAGAGCACAACCAGTAATCCACACAGGATACAGAGCAAGTAGAGGGGGAGATGGTACAGTGAGTGCCATGGTAATTGAGCAACCAATACTAATAGCCCAACCGAGCAACTCAATAACAAAACGAATGTGATTACTGCGCCAATCATCTTTAATCCATTGAATTGTCGGTGCGAATAGTTGCTGCATAATATTCCTCATCTGGTATCACATCTAATGTGCCGTTAATTGTAAAACCACAACCACGCAAGAACATAGAAAATTCTTCTAGAATATCTTCCAGTGTTTCACCTTCAAATTCCATATTGATTTTTGTTCCTGGTCGTCTGTCGGTCAATGACAAGTAATTGTAATGTTGGCCTGTCAATTCAAATTTCATTTTTATTCACCAAATTTAGGAATTTCAATTTCTTCTGATTTTTTAGTTTTCTTTGTAGTTTCAGATGATGTAGAAACTTTAGGAAAACGGCGTTCAATATCTTCTACTGTTACAGTCTGCATAGCGAATTGTCTGAACAAATCATAACTGTCGGAAACTTTCATGGCATTTTTAGAATTCATACCTGCACCATCAAGCGTAAACAATGCACATCCACCATTAGCCAATGGTGCAATTTCAATAATGTGGTCCAAATTAATAATAACAGGACAACCTTTTTCAATAGAATTGACTTCAACAAATAAACTCATAGTGACTCCTTATTTCTTATCACAATCAGCCACACGAATTAAATATACTGTTTGCTCTGTGTGTGGACGTACAAAGAAACATTCACCTTTAATCGACCATACAAGGTGGTTTTGAATACCATCTTTAAAGTCTTTTAATACATCTACTGTTGGTGTAGGTCTGGTGACAATTGCCAACATAAACAATAAAATGCCAACAACCATTAGTATGTAACCAACGAGTTTCACATAATTTTCTTTTAACCAAAGTAACCAAGTTTTCATATTTTTCCTAATTGTAAAAGTAGATTATACACTGCGGTGCCAATTAAGGCAACTGCACCTATAAAGAATGCTAGTTTGACGGATTCTTCTTGATAATATTCAACTTCATGTTTAATCATATCTCGTTGCGCCAGGATCATTGGTGGTGCTTCTCGTTCACCACCTAACATATAGACAGTCTTTTCAGATTCTTTCAACCTACGCAAGGCTGACACATAATGTATAAAACTCATCATCATTAACAAGTCACCTTATATGGTGGTGCATAAGGGTCTGGTTGATATGGTGCAGGTCGTGACGCAAGGTGATGCACCAGTGCTCTCAGTGCTTCATTTTCTTTTTGTAAAGCATCCAATCTTTCTTTTGCATGTTTTACTGCCTCAGTTAAAACTGTTAACTCTTTCACAATTTCTTCTTTTTTCATATTAGTCCCACAGTGCTTGATAATATTTGCCGAACAAACGCAAACCATTAGTGATGCGTTCTTGGTGTTTGTTGCGAGCTTCCCAATCTATCTCATATGTATGATTTGGACCATGGCGCATTTCAGTAAACTTGTTTTTACCTTTCGGTACTTCATTACCTTCTTCATCAACAGGCACAAAATTGTAATCGGCCACACCAGAACAATATTGTTGTTCCCAATCATTATCTGGTTGTAGTTGTTCAAACGTCCAAATCAATTCATCCATTACCCAATCCCAACGTTTGAAGTGATTGGCGTCTGTGTCCCATTCATTTTCTTTTGGTGGTGCTGAGGTAGACTTCAATTCTTCTGGCACATCATTATCATCAACATTAGGCGAACCATGTTTCGTGGCGTGCAACTGTTTCAACATTGGAAGAATAATTGGTGACAATGTGCCATCCATATTCCATGTATCCCATCTGTCGAGTTTTACATAACGAATTTGTGGATGAATAAAGTCCATGAATTTCATGTATGCGGTTGACAATGGCATTAGACGATTGGACCACTTTTCGATGATTGGTTCATCATAGTCAATCTCACGCCAAAAGAAAATCTTCTCCAAAATTGTATATGGAGAAATCCAGTGGTTACGATAATTTGAGAAATAAACTTTCATACTTTTAACATTTGTTCCAGTGTAAAAACTTTTTGCATATACGGCGACACATCATGCAAAACAGAATGTTCTAAGTCACCTGCTCTACGTGGCATCACATTTACTTTAAAATCACAATCATTCACCTTTTTGAATGTATCTATGGTTTGTTGTACTGTGTAACCTTGGCCGCTGCCTAGGTTTTCCAAGAGGATATTTGAAGGTCGTCTAATAGCAAGTTTAATGGCCTCGCATATTTCAAGTACGTGTATATAATCACGAACTGCGGTACCATCAAGTGTATCATAATCATTACCATATAAATTGAACTCACCTGTTTCTCTCGCTTTCATTAAATTGTACATCAAACCATCATGGTTCGTTGGATCAATTCCGTATGCAGAACCAATAACGTTGTAGAACCTGAAAATTGTTTGGTCTTTGTTAGTTAACGTGCAATAATTACGAACAATCGTTTCAGTAATCTTTTTTGATATTGCATATGGGCTATCACCACCAACGGCTGCGCCAGTAGATGCAAAGATGAAATGGTCAAAACTCACACGTTCTAAAAGATTCATGGTACCACCAACATTTGTTTGGTAGTAACGCATCGGCCATTTTACAGAATCACCGACATTCACTAATCCAGCCAAATGAACCACAACATCATAGTGGTCATCTAAACAAACCATGTTATCAATGTCTTGTTGTATAAATTTTTCTGCCAGTTGTGGTTTGAACACACGATCCAAACCAACAACATATTCATTACTCAGCACCTGACAAAGGTGTTGACCAATGTAACCAGAACTACCGGTGATTAGAACCTTCTTCATTCTTTGTAATCAATAGAGTTGATTGATTTCATTTTGTCGGCAATGTCCCAATTCTTACAGTAATCGTTATCTGCGTCAAACAATTTTAAATAATCTTTTGCCGACAATTCACGACTAGAAACAATCACCTCATCAATATGATGTTGTGAGAATTCTTTGAAAGAATCTTTGCCAATTTCCATAATGAATTCATCATGTGCATGAGATTCTTCACGAGCCTCAACTACATAACGCATACGAAACATTGATACAGTTTCAACCAGATACAGTTTCTTTTCCATCTTCTTGCACTCCAAAAAGTTTATCAATTTCATACAAACACACATTGGCCAACTCGGTGGCTGGCCATTTGTGCTGACTGGCATATTTTCTATTTTGCACAATCACATTCATACACTCTATAGCAACATATTTCACCAATGAATTGATGGCATTTTGTTGATAAGAATCCATTTCGTCCCAACAACCTTGGGCTGTCATACCGGAACAATACATCAAGTGTTCAATTTTATCGGTCATTAAATCTCCACATATTTCAATTGGAATCTATCAGCACGGTCTTCGTATGCATCATAACCACGAGGGTTACAAACCACACGAGTGGAACCAACCATATAATCAAAATCTTCATGTGTATGACCATGAGTCCACAATTTGATTTGTGGATGATCCATGATGAATTCATCTAATGCAGTACTGTAACCACCATTCATAATCACTTCATCCGCATAACGAGGATGTGTTGATTGTTTGCTTGGTGCGTGGTGACCCACAACAACAAACTTTTCATCAAACTTACCTTCAATCATTATACGAATGTAGTCCAACATTTTTTTATGGTCTTCAACCGCATCTTCCGGTGAAAAAGTAGCAACACGGGTTTTGAATTCGAAACCATCCTCAACCAATGAGTTTATTTCACCAATTTTCTGCATAATGTATTCACCATTCTCATCTTTTTTGTAGATTGGTGCTTTATAGTTAACGACACGGTTACTATTATCCACACAACGGAAGTCGTTCATCATGCCTTTTATGTGCAACAATGTGATTGGATCCTCATTGTTCATATCAGTCCACAATGTACCACCGATGAATTTAACATCACCAATCTGTACCATCTGTTTATCTAAGATATGAAGATTAACCAAATAACCAAGCTTATCACGAAGCCTTCCAATAGTATCCCTAAAATCACCGTGATAATGTTCATGGTTTCCAACGATGTAGATAACATGAGGGAATCTAGCACAGCATTCTTGAAAGAATTGATGCCATGTTTCAGAACGGCCAAAACGGTCAGCAAGCGCATATTCGTCCCTATTATTTAAATCTTTAGCAACACAGATATCACCGCCAAGAATAAGCACATTAGCACCTTCGGTATTGTCGAGGCTGATAGTACCAAATTCTAGGTGAATATCTGAACAAACTGCAATCTTCATAGTATTATTTCCTTATGGTGATATTATAACATGGGTAGTTATATATGTCAAGCCACACTGTTGTTTAATTGCGACAAACGTAGGATCCTTACCTGGTCATCAGGTACAGCAAATAACCTTGCTCTGAAATAGTGTTTGCCTTCAATATGGTTTTCCATTTTTGTAAATTCAACACTTTTGGTTTCCATTATTTTATCCATCAAGTTTGCAATCAACTGTTTTTTTATTTCAAATGAAAAATCATCTGGAACAATATGCATCAACTCATAATCACTCATAATTATTTGAGATATAATCATGTTGCCTTTGATGGCATATTCCATTTCTTTAATATCAATAGGCAAATTCCATGGGTCAATGATAGCCATCTTTTTCTCTAAGTGTTTTTTCTAAACAAGGCAACAACATCAACAAGGTGTCGGTATTGCCGGAGTCTTTGGCCAAACAAACCATTCTAGCCATAAAAACACCGGCAACCTCAGAGAAACCTACATTGTGATTTTTTACCACTTTGTAAAGAAAATCATCAAAATCCTCAGTGAGTGTAATGATTTCTTCGTTGGTCATCATTCATCAATTCTTTCGAATTCAGGATCACAATCAATGATACATTCGGATTCTGTATTAGTCCAGCCATGTTCTTCCAAATCCATCCATGAATTTTCTTCCAAGAATTCTTCTAGCCATTCACGGGTTTCTTCATCACATTCATCCATGTCATGTTCTTCCCAACAACCATCAGTCATTTCAATCATTTCAACATCATAACCACAATCCCACAAGTCAGCGCCAGCTGTAATTTCTGGTGGATTATCATCTTCGGTTTCGCAGGTGAATTCACCCCAACGCCAACCGGTTTCAATCATAACCTTATTGCCATCTTTGACAAAGTACATACGTTCAATAAGGGATTTTTTCCATGTAGGTTTAATAGACCAGAGTGCCATTATTTTTTCTCCTGAATTGGTTCAATTTTAGGTTCTTCATATGTGATAGGTGCATGTTCCATTCTAATGCCACTAAATGCACCATTGAACGACATACGCAATGCATATAAAGGGAAAAAGATTAGAGCCAACATAATTGTAATAAAAACTCCGATTGCAACAAAAGTCTTTACATAAAAAATGTAAGTCACTTCAAGCATCAAGTTCCAAAATCCTGAGGTGCCAAAATTTTCTGTAGGGTCACCATCATTAAAGGTGCGAATGTGTTTGATGAATTGTTTATTCAAAATTTCTGTTTGATTGGTAAGAATATCAACAATACCACGGTACAAACTAATCATCATACTTGCACCTCATATGTCACTTCCGATTTAACAATACTAACCATACTAACTCCTTATCTTAGTGTGTAGTGTGCAACAACAGCATTAGGTTTCTTTAATGCTTCAGCACGCCGTTGTTTATATTTTACATTGTCAACATCCAATAGTTTGACTTCTTCAACTTCACGTTTATTCCAAATAGCTTCACATTGAGCCTTTGTATAATCCGTAAATTGTAGGCAATCTTCAATGAAGTATTTACCATCATTTTCAGGTTTAGTCATCAATGGTTCTTTGTTGGCTGGTTGTGGATCCACACCTTCTTGAATCTTCTTTTCATTCAATTCAATATGAACAGGATTTTCAGGAACAATTACCTTCTCAATGATGATTTGCTCTTGCTCAACTTTAGGCACCACTGGTGTTTTTGGTCTATGATTGGCCAAGACAACAACCGCAGCTAGAGCCATGGCACCAATGATGATTTGTTTCCACCAAAGGAAAAAAACAAGACCAAGAACAAACACACCAATGGCACCAAATACAATGATTTCCATTGTGTGTTGAGAAATACCAGAATCATTGACGATTTCGGAATACATTTAAACCACCTATTAACGAACGTTGTAAGTCTCACATTGAACAGAAACTGGATACATGATTGTGCCATGATCCGTTTTCTGCGGCAGTGATTGAATCACCGGACGCATCCTTGCGTCAATACAATCTTTGGACGCACGAATTACTTCAGCACGTTCAATGACTTTTGCTTTTTCGAAACCATCCAATTTGGGAGTTGAACACGCAGATATCACTAAAAAAAGAATAGTAAACATACCATATCTCAAAGTTTTGTTAAACATTTTTAATCCTTTCAATTAACTGTGATGCTTCAGTAAAATTGGACACATCATCGGTGAATTCCATTTCCTGAATCATCAATTCAGCTTTTGCCATACGGATTAATTCTAATGCATAGGCAACATCATCGTTATCGGCTTGATCCAGCCATTCATCAAAACCCTCATTGGTTGTATTCATAATAAAATCCAGGTTGTCTCGGTCCCACTTATTCATTGAAGTTCACCTTAATACCATTCTCTTTGAATAAGATTCCAGCGAGACCAGTTAAACCCATTGATGTAATGAAACCAATCTCATTCACACCATTAACAGCGTGAATGAGGAATGCATTCCAACATAACATAACCAATAATGAATTCAAACAAAGAGTGAATATAACAATCACTATTTGCATTGAAAATTTAGGCCAGTTCATAACTTCTCCGTTTATAGTGGGACGAAGCATTAGGCTTCAGCAGTTTCTGTAGTTGTTGGTTGTGCAACAGGTGTTGTTTTAGGTGCACCAACATAACGACCATTCTTATCAAACTCGGTATAATTAACCAACTGATATGCTGTTACAGCACGGCCGGTTTTATGCACCTTGATGATACCGCCATCTTTGCGGATGTTATAGATGTTTGTGGATAAGCGATAGAGAACCGCTTCTTGATCCGTGCCTTTGAAACAGGACTTAATCTCATCGGGAGATACAGGTTTACCTGACAAAAGGGTTACGGTGATTTTTTCGTGGCGATTTTGTTTGCCTGAGCGAACGGTGTTTGACATTTTAAGTCCTTTCAAAATTACATGATAAGAGTACCAACATATGAATTATAACACAAAGATGGCATGTTGGCAACCATCCAGTGTTGTTTTTTTACATCAAAATGGAACTTCATCAGTATTTACCACCGTAGGGGCTTTTCCTACGGGAGCATCAACTTTCGCATCAACCTTGGAATACAAGTCGAGGAACGCCATTTTGGTGTCTGTATCGAACCGTGCCACGCATAGTTCAATAGCTTTCATTCGGTCGCCAAAGATTTTAAATGCTTTAGCAATGTGGACCAAACGGCGTGTGGAGATAACTTCATCAACAGCACCTTGGTCAAATGATTGTCGAACAATATCAGCCCATTGTGTCAACTTCTCAACAAAATCCTGGTCAGCAATCAATGGTGAAAGGATTTTCTTTTCAGTTTTAACATCAGGATATTCCTGTTCAACTGTAATAGGGAAACGTTCTAGGAATGCATCATCTAGAATCTGTGAAAGATAACGACCTTCTTCACTGCCACGACCTTTGGTGTTTGCAGTAGCAATGACATTGAACCCATCTTTTGGATATACCATCTCACCGTTTTTCTTGTTGTAGTATGGTTTGCCTTCTAAGATACCTTGCAAACACATCAATTTATTAGAACCACGGTCAACTTCATCAATCAACAGAATGGCGCCACGCTTCATTGCTGTAATAACAGGACCGTCACGATTAACAACGTTCCCATTAACAAGAGTAGGACCACCGAGCAAATCCGATTCATCAGTTTCAATACTAATGTTAACTCTAATGCACTCCCGCCCGAGCTCCGAGCAAGATTGTTCCACCATGAGGGTTTTACCATTACCTGAAAGGCCTGTAATGAACACAGGATAAAACAAATCAGACTTAATGATATTACGCAAATCTTTAAAAAATCCAAATGGCACATAATCTTTATACTTTACAGGAATTGATACGTCAGAATCATCAACTAGTTTAGGTTGTTTAAACTCTAAAACTTGTGCAGCCAATGCAATTTCAAGTTCAGGTTCTTTAACGATTGTTTTCTTGGTGCCGATATTAGGCAATTTATATTCTCCTCGACCAACCCTATATTCAGACTTGGTTACAAACCAGTGTGGAAAAGAAAGGTCATTTTCTTCAATAACTTGTTGAATGCCGTCACGGGTCAAAATAGAACCTGTGCCATACAATTCCTCGGCTGCTTTAACAAAAGCGGTTTGATTGCGGTTTAAACTCATTTTTTTCTCCAGTTATGACATCCACATATTGGTATTATACATGAAAACCAACTCAATGGCAAGTACTACTAAAACAATCATTCCATCTCCCACTTTTCGGTTTGTTTAAAGGATTTTTCTTGTATTGTGAGGTTATCTTTAGATAGATGCCTAGGATTACCACACAATCCACATTCAGGGTTTCCACAATCCATGGCATGGTGTTTGGCAAACTTGTGAGGTTCTTTAACATCCATGCCGTGGCGTTTGGCAATTTTCATTTGTTTTTTGATGGCAATCTCATCATTCTGCAAACGTTTTGAGTGTTTGATTTTATCTTCTTCTGTACTCATATTTAATCCTTAAAATGCATCAAAGTTAAAATACTTAGGCGACTCTTTCACCAAAATCAAGGTCACGCCATTTTTCTCAAAGATAAACTGACCAGTCTTGTTGTTGAATTTCACCAAGTCATCGGTAGTAAAATCTTCATCACCCCAACCATCTTCATCATCATTAACAGGACTAACCAATGTGGTTGGTGCATCATTAAGTTCTGACTTCTTCTTAGAAAAGAAACGCCAGTTGATACAGATTTCTTTTGATGACAACGGTGCGCCATTCCAAATGGAAGGACTTGTACGGTCTGCCTTGCGGTCACCTTTGTAGATTTCCACACTATATGTTGTACCACCATCAAACTCAGCCTTCACGTTTAGAATACGCATTGCTTCTTGTGGTGTTTCACTATAACGGTTCATTTCTTCAACCAATGCCTTTAACATATCAAAGTTAAATGCACCGAATACAGAAGCAATACCCACAATGGTGTCAATCGTTTTCAATTCAGGTTTGGCCAGATTGTCATAGCAGTATTCACGGATGAATGTCTCATCCAGACCTTTGAAGTCAACCATGTAAAAGATACGACCTGGTCGGTTACGCATATGTGAATCAACACGCCATTTGTCGTTGCTGGTCAGCATGAATAGTTTCTTTGATGAATAAATGCCATCAAGCAATGTCAGCAATTCTTCCTGTTCTTCTGAATTGTAAACCTTTTCAAACTCATCAAACATCACAATACATGGTTGTTGAATGGATTGAATCAGCGTATTGAATTTGTCACCAATCCAAGCATGATTGATAACGATAGTTGGCACACCTTGTTTGGCCAATTCAACACAGATATTTTTACTTAGCAAAGTTTTACCTGAACCCTTTTCACCAACAAGCATTACACCTGTTGACTTTTCACGGTCCCAAAAACTATTGATAATCCGTTCTGTATTGCGGATTGTATCACCATACATTTTGGTGGGTACATCAAAATTTTCAATCTGTTCGATATAAAAATTCTCAAACGGATCCTGTTTCACGACATAGTTACCTGCTGGCAACTGTTCGTGCAAGTCCATAGATTCTTTTGTGGCAATACGGAATGTATTGCCTGACTTCATGTAGTAACTCATTTTATTTCTAGATTAGGCACCCAAGTCAAAATCAGGGTGACCTTCTTGCACATAAGTGCGGCCAATTTCGACCTTACGTTCCCATGCAGTGTTAGCATTCTCTTGCACTGGTGCAGTAAATTCTTTTTCATCGTTTGGCATTACACCAACTTCACCAATTACTTCATAACGGCAGGCACGGCCTTTCGCATTGTTGTAATCGGTTGGGATTGATACAACATCACGGGGATTGATTTTAACAATCACGGTGCGTTCACCACCAAAGTGTGCCAAATAAGACTCAGAGCAGAAATGCAAACCAGCAGAGCAAGTTTGATTCTTGTCATCATTAACTTGGTTACGTTCCATCTCTACAAACATACCAACAGAATTATCCATTGTGCCTGTATGACAATCTTTGTAATCGTCACGGACTTTTTTGTATGCCAAGAAATGACCATCGCCTGTAATTGGCAAACGATTCTTTTCCAAGAAACCATACAACTCATTCACAGCACGGAAAGATGGGTTTTGCATCATGTTTTCCATGAAGTTAACCAATGGTTCAATTGGAAAACCTGACTGCAACATTTCAACCATGCGGTTAACAATAGCACCATGCATCTCTGTGCCTTTCCAAAACAATTTCTCGCCTTGTACTTCAATATTACCTGCACCATAATTTAACACAACCTTTTTAGGATTGATTGTATCACGCACAGCTTCCCAATCATTGGCCTTGATGGCATCAACTACCTTTTGATAGGTGATATGGGTTTTAGAAATTGTGTGTGGTGTGTTATCAATAACAACCACAACATTGGAACCTTGAATCAAATACGGAAACATTTTAAACACCTTTCACTGTGTCAACTAAATTAATATACTCACACACATCACCCTCATTTGCATACGAACTCAATTTATCAAGCAGAGGGTATCGCTTAGAAAAATCAGCCAACTTTTGTTTGTTTTCCAACACCAAATCATCAACATTCATGTTGTTTTCAACTTGCATTGCTCGCATTAGTTGTTGCAACCAAGTGATGCCTTTCAACTTTGGTAGACCAACAAAGGCATCTAAGAATGACTTTGCAGGACTTTTTACATCAACACCATCAACTACTGTTTGGTAATTATAATTGAAAATGTCGTGCTTGTCAAGCTTTTCCATCACGGATGCCATACAAATTTTGGTATTTAAGGCACTCAAAGTGGTAGAAATATGGTCTTCAAGGTTAATCCAGTTTGGCATCTTTTTGATAGATTCAATATCACCTTTACGGACACCATATACATCAACCCTCAATTCTGCAATCTCGGTTCTATTCAACAAGTGTTTCAACTGGTCAACACTATTACACAATTTGGTAAACTGTGGAACAAAACCAGACAATGGAATATAATAAAACTTTTCTGTCTTATCAAATTTGTCCAATGTATCAGCAGCACGCCACACAAAATCTTGTGATGCTGAACGATTTGAATGTCCACCACGGCGGTCAAGTTGGAGAATAGTTACGTTCTTACCAAAACCATTACCAGCACCATTCTTACGTGGTTTTTCATTCAACGTTGATGCAGTCATACGTTGTGCAGCAGGTGGATTGTGCAACATTGTATAGAAAGCAACCAAGTTCATTGGTTTGGTTTTGTCAAGTCTATCTAACACATACACATATTCACGGTAAGTATTCTTTTCTTTATTACGGAAATGAAACTTAGCACGTTCAAATGAACCTTTTTTACAATCATTCTCAACAAACATTGTGCTGTTGTCAACTTCGATATCCCAATACTCAATACGTTTTTGGTCTTTGCCGTAAGATATGGAAGGATTATGATTCTTACAACGACTATTACCACGTTCAGATTCAAATTGTTTGATATGAATGTTCATAGCCTTCAAATCAAGCAAATCAGCCTTGATATGAAATGCGTGATTATAATTATTTTTTACATCAAACAAAGGAAAATCTGTAGTGGTCACATATTCATTTACAGCCGATGACCACAATGTAAGGTGTTTCTTGTTATATAGAAACATTGAACGTTCCCATTGACCTTCAATTGCATCAGCCTCAACAGCAAGAACCTTGGCCAATGCAGAGTTAACTGCAACCAATTTTTTGCAAATAGAATCAATGGTCAATGGAATGTAGGACAAACCTTCACGGCTTGCTTGAAAGTCTAACTCACCAATACCAAATTCAATTACAAGGCCACATTTCAATAATTGGTGTACGCCTTCAAGTGATTGTTCTGCTTGTGGTACATCAATTGGATATGCGATGTTACCCATCACAGCGATGGATGAATTGCGACCATGAAAATCATTTTTAAGTGAATGAACACCAGGAATAATATTCTTGGTTTCATATTCAGCAGGTTCAATTATGATTGTGTTACCTGTGATTGTAGGCAATACAGGAAACCAACGATATACTTTTACTGCTTCATCAGTAAATTTACTAAAGTCATACCTGTCATTGACGGAGAATTTTACCTCAACGCCATTAGATTCTGCTACCGCTTCTTCACCCATCAGAGCAATAGATGGCACACCAACGTCATTGATAAAGGCAGAGTAAATGCCTTTGCGGCCATTTTGAATAGCGGTGACAGTGAAGTTATCAGTATAAGAGAATGGAGATTTTGAACCAAGACCAAGAGCACCGATAAACTCATTAGATTCGGTTTTGGTTGATTCAAAATATGTGGTGTAAATCTTAGTTACTTGGTCGTGTGACAAACCAGTGCCAAAATCACGAATGGAAAACCACGGTTCTAACGTAGTTGGCAGGTGCACCTCAAAAGGTTGTGTGGTGCCTGCTGCGGTGTGACTATCAATGGCATTACATGACAGCTCACGAATTATCGCCTTAATCTTATTGGCGTACAAACCGCTGGAAAGAATGTTAAATGCTTTTGCTGAATTACGGATACGGAACTCACCAATTTCACCAACATTGGAAAGAATGGCCTCTGTTTGAGGTGCGCTATTGAGAATCATTACAAAACCTTTTTCAATCAATCAATACAAGTATTATATCACAGGTGCCAGTGGTTGGCAACAAAAATTGGCAGTTGTTGTACAAATACAACAGTCAGTTCATGAGGTGGAATATTAATGCTAACACCATCATTATACACACAATATAGGTTATTGTGTTTGTTTTCTTGCGTTCACGTTCAAGTACATTACTTTTCATTTTTGATTTCAAATTTATGTTTAATCTCTAACACACAATCCCTACGGAATGCATCTTCAATCTGGTCACGATAGTCTTTATAACCTGGCGATAGGTTTTCCACAATATCAATACAATCCTGAACCACCAAATTGGCCAATTTCTCATAGTTGAAATATTCATTAATCAACAATAATTTTCCATCATACACCTGATGCCATGCACCACATTGTAGAGCCAATTCTTTAATTCGTTCGTTCATACATTGTTCCTTCCGATACGACTATAATCCAACCGTCTCTTAATCTCTTTGCGGTCGCTGTTCCGTTCTGGTTTCCATGCTCTTGGATCCACAGTTTCACCAGTTAATTCATAACGAAAGTCTGGATCATAGACCATGTATCCCAGTTTATTCCACTTGATTACGCCCGCATCAAAAAGAAAGACGCAACCACGACACATACAGAAACTGGCACCATTATCGCTCATTACATTGCCATTTACTGTGCCAACATATTTGACAACATTACCCTTGTGCATTTCTTTAAGTGCTTGGTAGTAGTCAATCATTCTTGTTCCATCTTGCTGAAGTCAGGATCCTTGCTGTACCCAATATTAAAGTTACCAAGTTTCCACCAAATATAGCGTCCACCATAATCACAGGTTTGTACTGTAAATCCAAGAAACTTAAAATGTGTAATCCATTCAATCATTCTTCACTCCTAGTAATTCTTTGATTAGGGTCTTTTTATCTTCCGTGCTCATGCCTTCAAGTCCGAAATGTTGTTTCATTTCTATGGCAACCTCTACCATACCATCATCTTCAAGTTTCTGGCAACATTCCCCTACAATCAACTCGGCAAATTTTTCAGCGAAGCAATCAGGAATATACATCTTGGCCAATTCATCATCCAGTGCTTCATTTCCAGTGACAATATCAACAGCTGATACAGCCTGTTCAGCAAGTTGTTTGATTCGTTCGTTCATGCATAATCTCCATGTAAACCATAGTTTATTTCCATACACCATGCAATAGATTCTGCGGCTTCATGGTCATAATTTTCACGCACGAAATCGGCACAACCTTGTACAATCAACTCGGCGAACTTTTCCAACAACACAATTTGTTTTGTGTTCGTCAAATAATCTACGCTAATACCAACTTCTGTGGCAAGTTCTCGAATTCGTTCATTCATTAATGATATCCTCCATTGCAATGTTCTGCCAAATAATTAAAAACATTTTGTTGGCCAACATCACCTGCATTGAATACTTCAAGTGGTGTTTTCATATTGAAATGGAGATTCTGTCCATTCCACCAATTCTTCACCAACTCCTTACTACCCAATAAACCCATCAACATGGTATCACAATCTGTTTTCATTTCATAATACTTCATGTTATTAACTATTTCTCTTTTACGCCACATATTATCTCCAAGTCCTGTGTCTTTCAGCAACGTGTTCCATGCCATCATATTCTTCAATATACCAATTCACATCATCTGGAATATCCACAATTTTTAAATCTGAGAAATCACCACCTGCATCAGTGCCATATTCTGCAACCATTGATACGAGGTATGGACAATCACGGGGAATATCCCAATACCAAAAGTTTTCATCAGTAACACCAGCACGATTTTTATATTCATCTAATGCAGCCTCAGACAAACCAAAACCACCATGACACGCATTTATAACAACTTTTACCATAATAAAAATCCAATTAAAAAACCTAAACCAAAAGCCATAACACAACACCAAATTAGAATACCTAAAAAGGTGAATGTGTTATCCATAATCTTTTCGAATTCTGTCACCTGATTAACCACAAATTGCATACTCAGCCAAATCAGACCAGTTTTTACCTGCGCCTTGGCGAATCTTTGTTACCTGAATCAGTGTACGGAGCGATAACTCTTTAACTGAATCTTGGTGCTTCTCAATCAAATTCATAGCATCAGTCTTAACAACTTTGTCAAACTCAGGCATAAACTCACCCGTAGACAACAGGTGGCGCATACGTTCGACCTTTTGCTTTGTGGTCATTGACAAGTCAACAGCCAATGAACGGGTCAGGATAGCCTGGTCAATATTGGATGCGGACAAGTTGGAGATAAACACAACACGACCTTTGAATTCGAAGGATGTAGGTAAATCTTCATCTTTGATATCCGCTCTCCATGAAATGATCCGGCGTGAATATGAATCAAGCGCACCTTTGAGCAGGTTCAACGATACTGGATCCTTGAGTACAGAATCACAATCATCAAACACAATAACGCCATCTTTATTCTCATAAAGCGTGCGGTACAGGCCTTTAGGTGTTGAATAACCTTTGATGACACGGAAAGTCTTGGCAGTCTTTAGGACGGTACCAACAGCGATATCATCAAGCACGGATACATCTTTGAAACCAAGTGCTGTCAACGTTTGTGACACTGTAAAAGACTTACCAAGACCACCAGGACCAGTCACAACAACGGATGCTTGTGCGCCGTTAGCAAGCATAGTAACCATATCAGACACAAAACCGAAGCGTTGGTTGATAGAGAAACGGGACTCAAGCACAGGTGCAACAGAATTGGATTCTGATTGTGCCTTACGGATGACATAATCCATATGTGCCTTGTTTGAACGCTTCACGGTTTTGCCATTAATAACAGCAACATACTTACCACCAACAAATTTCACATCAATCATTGTTACTCCTAATCAATCAATACTACGTATTCTACAGGTTCTGGTAGAAAAGGCAAGCCTAATACTTTAGTACTCAAGCAGTCCGGTCAAGTATTCTTCTTGGAACGCTTCGGTTTCTCTGCTTCAGCAACCATTGCGGTCTGCTTTTCCGTTGCGTCCACCCACTCCTGGTGCGCTGCAACCAGTTTTTTGTACTCATCATATGTGACAACGGCATCATTCCAACGATAGGTATACGTTTCTGGATCCATATATTATACGGACTTTCCTGTCGCTAAGTGTACTACGGCAGCTGGGAATAAGACTGCCAGCGCCAATTCCAAGAGGTCTGGATCCAATCCATCATCATCGGAAAGGCGTTCTATAGTCTTGGTCATAACCCATGGACGGCGGTCAAGAAAACGGAGAGCTGAATCTAATGCAAAATCTTGTGCATACGAAATTTCTAATTCATAATTCATACTGTCACACCCCAATATTTCATAACACGTTCCAAACAATATAAATGCTCTGTGATTTCACCAATGTCCTTGGCTTCATCAATATCAAATATTGCAAAACCACGACCTTCAGCACGATTCACCAAATCCTGTTTTAGTGATTCATATGTACTTTGCAATTCCGTTTGTATGATACCATCAACGGTATCCCAATCCAATTCAACAGTTACTTTTTTCATAATTGATCCTTAATCCTTAATCCTTACTGGGGGGCACCGCAATTATATAACAGTGTTGGTTTCTTGGCAAGTCTTTTTCACATTTATATACCATTTTACGGATAATATTGCGGTCACTTGTTTCACTCAAATCCTGATATGCACTGATTACCACTACAGTAAGTAAAATCCAAATGCCTGCCTTAATAATTTCTTTCATATCATCTTTCATTACAATACAAATATGAACCAACCTCACGACATATAGGATTTCTCATTGTGCTCATTTGTTTGATTTTGGCATTGGTCATATCATCATTTTGGCCAGTTTGGGCACAACCAATAATTGAACCAATTAATATCAGTACAATTATCAGTTTAATATTACCACCATGAATCATAGTAAACGGCATCGCCTTGAGTAATGGCCATTTTGGCAGAACCAATGAATTTCATGTCGTGTTCCATTGTCCATTCATCAGGCGGATTGGTGCCAAAGAAAAACCCCTGCGTTTCAGGTAGTCTGCCGTTCAATACATCATGTTCCAACAGTTGGAGGTCTTGCATTGTCAATCGTACAGGCACACAATTAAACGATTCTTTATCACCGCCTTTTGAACGATACAGGCGTTCCATCCAACCATGCAGGTCGTGATGCTTACGCCAATAGGCCAATTCTTCTAAATCATCTTCACGACCAGCGTCCTGACCACGCACATTAAAATCGTCAATCACATCTTCCGCTTTTACACGGAATGCGTACATATCTAAACCCATTTTAAACTCCCATAACAGTTTTATAAATTGAATGAAACAACTCAGGATTGGCAGTGCAAGCAGAGTGTGAAAAATCTATAATAGAAAGTTTTGATTTCATTTCATTATCTTTTTTGGCTTTACGTTCAGCACGTTGCTTTGGTCCTAAAACCTTGCCGGCGTGGTCACCATTGCCACCACGGGTTGTCCATTCTAAATTTGATACATCATTATTCAATTTGTTGCCATCTAAATGATTAACAATTTCTAAATTTTTACGATTGGTTATAAATGATATTGCAATCAATCGGTGGACTTGAAATGTTTTCTTTTCCTTTCCATTAGAAAATCCAACATTATAATAACCAGTTGTGCCTTTGGTTTGAGTCAATTCAACCAATTCACCACGTTTTTTTGAAAACACACGACCATCGGTGCTGACCGAATAATCTTCCCAACCTGCAATTTTTTTAGTCTTAATCATTTTAACACAATGCCTTCCACATTATACTTTTTCTTCAAAAATGACAAACACGCTTCAGGTGTTGGTCGTGCTGCTTCTTGTTTGCCATTCATCATAGCAACCCACTTTAGACGATCCTCACGGAAGAATACAGTACCATCAGGATGCGTTGTTTTAGTGCCTTTTACAATAGAACCAACAGTGGTATTGCCAACTTTGGAAATAACCAGTTTGGTTGGTGTCACTGTACGTTGGCGTGCCATCTTACGTGATGCAGGTTTTGCTTTGGCGACCTTTGGTGTCTTAACTTCAGGATCAGCAACACCTGTAGCAGGGTTGAATCGAGGACCAGTCATAGGACCTACCCATGGGAAGAAACCAACAGGCGATGGACGACCAACAAATGACAATGCTTCGGTCATATCAGACCCGCACATTGACCAAGAATCGGTTTCTGCATCATACCAGCGATAATACTTGCCTTGCATTCCACGGTCGACCAAATACATGGCAGTTTGTGGGGGTTTACCAGTTTGAAATTCCATAATATCTCCTATTGAATGTGTCATTATACATGAATCCTAGGTAATGGCAACCTTAATACTAAAGTACTCCATCTCCTAGGTCAAGTATTATTGCATTGCGAATTTTTCCATTTTTGTTGGTGTGTACAGGCGCTGGGTCAACAACGGATATTCTTTCCGTGACTTAACTTCGCCAATATTCAATTCTGCCAAACACTGCAAACCATAATTGCTGAATTTAGCGCCAGACAATACATCAAGCATATAAATCCAATTTAAATCTTTCATCATAGTTCCTTTGCCAAGTTTTTAATACCCATCAACTGTTCAATTTGAACAGGTCGTGACACTTCACCAAATAGGTGAATATATTGAGAAATGACATATTCAATCACTTCTTCATCACTGCCGTTTTTCTTAAAATTGTTTTCTAACAAATTTGCCAATATGTCTTCCATATCGGCCTTACGAAATTTTCTTTTCGCCATCATTTAACTCCAAAATGTTTCTTCACATAGTGACCAGCGGTATGAGGTTGATATTGATTAATTGTTGCAACATCAGCACATTCACGAATAATCAATTCAGCGAATTTCTCGGGGTCAAAATGATCCGTGTATGTTAGTATTGCATCTTCCGATACAGAAACAGTTCCGCCAGCCTGACGGAATAATTGCAATATTTGCTCATTCATTCAAGATACTCCAATTCATCCAATGCTTCTATAATGCACGAATCAGCACAACTCAATGCCTGAGCAATCACGGCATTGGTTTTCAATGGTGAGACCTGCAAACCATTAGACATAGGCATATCTGCCCAATGATATACATCAGCAAGCAATGCCTGTGCCTGTTCCAGTTTGGCAATCAATTCCGAGTTAGTCATTACTTTCACCTTAATCTAATAGAACCATATATTCTGCTGAATAGTATTTGCGAAACCAATCCAACCCTTTGCGAACCGTTTTATAATCGCCAATCATTTCACTACCTCGAATGGTATCATACACAGCAACTGCTTCAGGCGTCAGCATTACACCTTCGCCAGAGAACGGATTTTTTACCTCGACAGATTCCTTATCGAGCACCATACAATCAAACGGCAATTTTATCTTAGACATACCTTACGCCTCATTAATGTTATAAACAACAAAACCCATCTCATTGGCAATTTCATATGCCGTTTCCAAGTTAGGTGCAACGATTAAATCGCAACCGTCCTCATGTTCAACAAAAAATTCACTCATAATTTTACCTCTTAACAATCTGGATCAAAATCGTGCCATTCCTGTGCTTCGTCAGGTTGACCATCAAACTCATCAAATTCTGGTTCTATATCTACCTCGGGCAGATAAGATTCCAACACCTTTTCAGGCACACGCTTCAGCAATTCTTCTAAAGCCGTCAAATCACAACCACGCATATCAACTTCAATTTGCGTAATGACACGGTCAACCAATGATTTTTGCATTTCCATAATTTTTACCTCAATGTTACCTGATTAAATTGTAAAGTTTTCCAACTCAGCAATACGCTCACGGACGAATTCCATATCTTCCGAATCGAATTCAGGATCCATGCGTTGCAAGTCATATTCCAAATCCTCAATATGAGAATCAATGATTTCATTCACCATGATGCGATATGCAACAGGATCCAAACGCTTGACAATCTCGGAACGAGAAAATGTCAAATTGCCAATGATTACATCACCTTCATCGTCAATCATTTCATCGACCATCTCAATAATATCATAATTTCGCATTTTATTTTACCTCACTGAATAAAAACACAATTATACCAGATTTTACCTGACTTGGCAACCTAATACCATAGTACTCCATTTGTTTGCTGGAGTACTACAGTATTACCTGACTATCGTGGGTATACTGCAAAAGTAGTAGCATCCCGTTTTAAACAGGTCGATTGTTTGGTGTTCGGTGAACGGAAAGTGTTATGAGCACGTGGACCCCGAAAACGAAACTTTACCTTCTTACCGGCCTTTGCAAACAAAAGTCTTACATTATCCAGTTCACCGATAGGCACGCCGTGTAATGCGGAACGTCTACCGACTGAACGATAGAAACCAAAGTATTCAATTAATTTCATTTTCTTAGTACCTTTTACTGACTTAGACCAATTGCATTATCTTCCAACAATTCCAACTCACATTGTAAGTCTTCCGTACTCATCATCGGCAGAATCATAGTACAATAGTTCACAAATGCATCTGCATCTGAATACCCTGTAGTTACAAGGCATTCAATAATGAGTGCTATAGTTTCGTTTTTTGTCAAATTCATACTAAACCAGTACTTTCGTTGTAAATTTTACCTTCAATAGACGAAATTAACTCTAAAGTTTCTGTATCGTCCGTATTGTAACCCATTTCGGTTAATGCATCATAAATTACATCAACCTCTGCTTCAGTTAACACTAAAGTAAACATTTTCGCTTCTGTCATTTTTTATTACCTCATTCAATAAAAACCAATTATACCAGAATTTTACCTGACTGGCAACCTAATACAATAGTTCTCAAGCGGCCTGCTCTGATAAAAAAGTATTAACTGCATAACGCAAACCGTCAACATAAGTTCTAATGTTCTCAAAAGAATTACTTACCTCATCGGTTATAATACTTGAGTATTCATTTTCCATATGTTCTAAAATGTACTTAACATTCTGGTACAAATTAATACTTTCGTTCTTAATACTTTCGATTGATTCATACTGGTCAATCAAAAGTTGTAATTCTTCAGCAGAATCCCGTATGTCACCGAATGATAAAGTATACAGTAACCCATCATTGTTAATACATTCTTCTACATTTTCAGTTTCAGCAATAATACTTTCCGTTGCATCCAGAATAGTATCACACAAACCCTCTAAGTCAAAAGTATTCATTTCCGCACTTTCATCATTGTTTGTTGTAAAATGTACATTATACAGAAAAACCAGAAATTGGCAATATAAGAGAAAAGTCTTACATTATGGCCATGGAGTACTATAGTATTCATATTATATGCTGTGGATAAGTCTGTGGGCAATTTGTGCATAAGTCGCAGATGCTGTGGATATGCTGTGGATAACTTTACCTGACTTGTTAATGAGTACTTCCGTTGTATACCGTTACCTGGTGTACTGAAAAAGTTATCATATTCCGCATAATATACTACAAAAGTGTCATTTTGTGCAATTTTGTGTGCTTTAGTGTTACCAGCGCACCTAATCTCGCAAGTTACCTGTAAGAAACAAGTCTTAGTCTCTGCCTGCGATGGCACCTCAAAGCATTACAATGGTTCTCTCAGTGAAAACCAAAGTATTACTCAGAAGTTTTCGAGTTCGCCGTTGAATACTTTTGTTTCAAACTCATGGATAATACAAATTACTTCAGCATCAAAGCCCAATTCACACAAAAGTTTACATTCCTGTATGAAGGGTTCGTGTCCTAAACCAAAAGTATACAGCATTTCTTCCAACTCTTGTAATTGAATACTAATTTCTGACATTTTGCCCATTGTAGTGCTCCTGTATTAAAAATGATATTATACAGCATTTCACGCAAACTGGCAATATACTGAAAAAGTACTCCATTGCCGAGCTAGAGTACTTCCGTTTTCAACGCCCAGCCCCAGCGTCCACCCCAGTCTGCTTTCGAATAGGTGCTATTATACAGGAACCAGACAGGTTGGCAATATAGCGCAAAAGTTCTCAGTTTCCCCGATGGAGTACTATAGTGTACCATTGCCAAAATCAGCAGGATCGGTTATACTTTGTCCATCAAATCAAGAAAGCGAGAAAATATGACCGAATTTGAAAAGCAGTGCTACGGTATGACCACCGCAGCGATCCGTGAGCAGTATATGAACAGCATTACCGCCCGCTTGTCAGGTCTGGAAATGGTTGCCATGGGCGTGCTGTCGGATGCACAGGAGCTCATGAGCTTTGGCCATGCACAAGCGACCGACCAGGCTCGGAAAAATATCAATATTGCAAAATTCATCCTTTGCGAAATACAGGACCAGCGCCAATCAGCAGCGCTGCTTGCGGATGAATACTTGGACTCCGATGCTCACCTGTCCCAAGTAGAATAACACTACAGGCAACTGGAATACAAAAGTTTACAGTTGCCATTTTCACCAAAATCTGTATAATCCATTCCATCAAATCGAAAAGGAAACAAAAAATGACTAAAGCTCTCTCCCCCCTGCAAGCTGAATTGGTTTCAGCACGTGCCTCCCTCAAGTTTTTCAAAGGCGAGGTTGCCTATTTGGCCGCTAAGGTCAAGGTTGAAGCAGAAGCCACCAAGGCAGAGAAAATCGCAGCTGCTGAAGCGAAGCGTGCTGCTGCTATTGCAAAGGCAGAAGCACGCCTTGCTAAACTGCTTGCTAAAAGCGTGGGTCCTGTAGGCGCCAAAGCAGTGAAAGCCAACAAGCGCCCAAGCAAAGGCGTGGTGTTCGGTGCTGAGGACAATGCTATTGCTGCTGCCATCATGGCTCGCAAAGCAACAGCGTAACCATTCGGGTGCTGTGAGGAACACAGCAACACCAAAAGCCGGTGCCAACACCGGCGCTCGAGTGTAAGGCAAAGGGATCGGATCCCAGAGGCCGCCAGTTGGAAAATTACTGGCAAATGGTTGACCAAAAGGATGGAAGAAAAAAGTTGTATATTGCCATTTTGACCGATTCTGATATACTCCTTCCATCAAATCAAAAAACGAAAGCGAATTATGAAAATTTTAATGTTTGTAGCAGGTGCTTTATTCGGTGCTGTTTGTCACGCCGCCACCATCAAGTTTTTCCAAAGCTGTGTTGACTGCTCAATCGCCGCTTTTCACACCATTGTAGGATTAATCTAATATGAACAAGCTCTCCAAAACCTCAAAGCTCGACAATATCCTCAGCTGGTCGCTGCAGGCTCTCGAAACCTGCCAAGGTTCTATTGGTGACAATGGCGAGCTGGTGCCTGCTTGCTCTGGTTGCTACGCTACAACCGGCACTTACAATTTTCCTGGCACCA